GACATTCGCCGGAAGATTCTTTCTATCGCTAACGGACTGGAGACATCGTGATGGTCAACATTGACAGCGATTCAATCATCAACCTCGCAGCACTGATCGTGCTGTGCGTCTACCTCTCGCGTTCTCGCCGATGACCACCCCCGATTGGCGCAAACTCGCCGCCATCCCCTGGTCAGCCCAAACAGCTCAGGTCTGCGCCGCCCTGGGCCACACCGAGATCCCGCCGGAGGGTAGGTCCAGGGTGTTCCAGAGCCCGCTCCTTTTCCTGTCCGTCGAGTACCACGAGGACTATTTCGTGCTCCACCGTGGCAATCGCGCCAGCCAGGCCATGCCCACAGCTGCTGACGTCGCCGAGGCCACCCGCTGCCGTGGCAGTGGGCCCACGAACGAGGCTCTCCGCACCTGGCTCCGCTGGTGGGGGTGGGACCCGCCAGCCAAAGCCAAGCCAGCCCCAGAACCCACCGATAACACTCGAACCATCATCTGATGACCGTCTTCTCTCGCGGCTATGACCCCGCCGCCGTCACCGCTGCCCTCGCTCAGCCGACCATTGAGGGCCTGCAACGGGCTTTCAATTCCCTCTCTACCGGCGCTCGGCGCCTGGTCGATCCTCGCGCCAGTCTCGGCCCAGCTCGTGTTCAGCTGCAGCCGATGCCTGCCATCGACAGTGCCATAACGGCTGCCGAAACCCTCGAGGTCGGCCTGATGGCAGCCCTGCGGGATCAGCGTCTTCTCGACCTGGCGCCGAATCCAGCGCATGCCGCCATCCTCAACGCCATCGCTCCAACGGTGTTTCCCCGCGATCCCGCTGGTCTGTTTCGGCTGCAGCCCGCTGATCGATCGCCTCGAATTGGTCAACTGCTGACTCGCCCAATCCCCACCGGATGGCTCACCACCGGATTCAGCCCCCGGATTCGCGCAGGGGCCTATGGCGCAACACCATCCGAATGGCAGGCCTGGCAAGACGGCTTCATCCCGGCACCGCAGCAGTTTGACCTCAACGACCTCCGCATCACCGGCCAATGGCTCGCCAGCCTGGTTCATCAGGACGCGCCATTCTTGATTCCCCTGCTGGTCTCGCAGCAGCTGCTGGCCGCTAAAGCTTTGCTCAGCAATCGTTTCCCGGTGCAGTTCAACGAAAGCCCGTTTGTTGCCGGCGGTGGCCCCGTGGCGCTGCAGTGCGCCATTGCCGCACCATGCCAGGCCGCAATGCACGACGCCTGGCGCTACAAATGGTCCCTCAATCGCCCCCGGCCTGATCAGCTCTGGCGACTTGGCATAGAGGGGAATCTGCACCCCGACTTCTTGGCCAAGGGTCAGCCGATCATCGACCTGGTCGGGCCCTATCTCCACAGCTGCTACGCCGAAGGGGCGCCCATCCACAGTGACTTCCCATCGGGTCATGCCGTGCTTGCCGGCGTCGGGTTCACTGTCCTCAAGGCCTGGTTCGCCAATGGACTGGTCCCGGCCCTTGATATCACCGAGCTCCACCATGAGCTCAACCTCATGGCCTGGCACATGAGCGTCGGCCGCGCCTGGGCTGGCATCCACACCCGATCCAGCCTCCTCGCTGGCCTGGCCCTCGGCGAGGCCCATGCCGTGGCTCACCTCAATGCCCTTCGGCTGGCGGAACATCCAGCGCAGATGGTCCGCGAAACTCGGATCTTCGGTTTCCAAGGCCAAGAGCTGCGCGTCTAATCCACGCCCAGCCGCGCCTTGATTCGTGTCACATCATCCCGCAACGTCTCAAGGCGCTCTCTGACATCCTTGTCGCTTGCTGTATTTGCTTCAAGCTGCTTGCAGGTCATCTCCACCGTTTTCTCAATGATCTGCAGCCGCTCATAGAGCCGATCACTCGCCTCGCTCATCCGCTGCCCAACGAACAGCACCGCCCCAGCGATCACCGCCGGGGCAACCTTTCCAAACAGGTCCAGCCATGGTCCTGCAGCTTGTGCCCAGTCCGGCAGCTTGTCGTCCGCCACAAAACTCCACACCTGCTCTAGGTTTCCATGGATCTACCACTTCACCATTCCCTCACGATTGAGCAGCTTCGTCGTAGCATCGAAGCCGAATCCAATACCGACGCCCTACGGCAGATCTGTCGCATCCTCCTAGGAGCATGGGTCACGCAACAATCCATGACTCAGCTCGTTATCCAAGACTCTCTCCGCCGTCAGCATGCATCTATCCGTCACGATTCCTGGGATCCCCGCACCGCAGGGCAGTAAGCGTCATGTCGGTAACGGCATCCTTGTTGAATCCAGCAAGCGCCTCAAGCCATGGCGTGCTGATGCCATTGCTGCCATCCAAGAGCAACAGGCTAAACACAATCAGCCGCAATACACTTGCCCTGTTCACATTATCGTCATCTTCCGTTTCCCTCGCCCTAAGTCACACTTCAACAAATCTGGCTGGCTTAAGCCTTCGGCTCCCTCCCCCCACATCACCCGCCCCGATCTTGATAAACTCCTCCGTGCACTACTTGATGCCATGACACAATCCGGCATCATTCGCGATGATTCGCAGGTTCATCACATCGAAGCACTCAAGGTCTACGCTGAACGTGGAGAAACTGCACTCTGCATTAGGAAAACTCCATGACCTTTGCCCTCTTCGCCCCATCTCCCCTAAACCCAGACTTGGCTATTGGCCTACCGCTTGTCGCCGCTGACGAATCCGACGCCAACCTCGCAGGGTTTGCCCTCGCTACAACCGGCAAGCTCCTAGGGCTCTACCTGCCAGGCAGCCTCAACTCCTACCTCGTCGCCTACGAACACAACGGCACTCAACTCACCGCCATCCGTGCTGAGACAATCGAAGAGGCAGAAAATATCCTCACAGCATGCCTAGAGTACGGTATCGTTGAAAAGGTGGAGGACTGATACTTAACAATGGCAGCAAAAAAGGCCATCCGATCAACAGATGCAACGATCGAACTCCGAGCCGCAGAGTTCGCCAGGATCATTGCTGCCGGTGGTCGTCGGTCTGATTGCTTGCGATTTGCCGCAGAAAATTGGGGGGTGCAATCCCGAACCTGCGACGCATACCTCGCCATGGCACGGGATCAGCTCCGTGCTGACTGGGACATCGAGCGCCCGCAGATGATCGCTGATCTGCTCAGCCAATGCGCCACACTCCAGCAGGAGGCCCGCGCTGCAGGCCATCTCCACATCGCCCTAGGTGCCATCAACACTGCTGCCAGGCTTGCTCAGCTGGTGTCGTGAGCTACCTATGGGCAGAAAGGACGGGTCACGTCCTGATGCCGTCTGGCCCGGTCGCTGAAGCCTTCGACCCGCAGCAGGCGCTCCATGCGATCCGCGCAGGCCTCCACGGTGAGCAGCGCACATTCTTCGATGACCTGCAGACCAGGATCCTCGGGGCAACTGCAGGTTATGGCGCCGGCAAGACGTGGTCCCTCTGCGCCAAGGCTGTGAGCCTGGCCATCGCCAATCCTGGCATTACCGGCTGCGTCCTGGAGCCCACGGGACCCCTAATCCGCGACATCTGGCAGCCGGACTTTGAGGCCTTCATGGATGAGTACAGCATCCCCTACACGGCTAGACAGTCGCCATTGCCGGAATACGTGCTGCATCTACCCGATGGTGATACGAAGATTCTGTGCCGATCGTTTGAGAACTGGCGCCGAATCATCGGCCTGAACCTTGCGTGGGTCCTAGCCGATGAGATCGATACGGTTGATCCCAAAATCGCCCAGCTGGCATTCCCTAAGATCCTCGGCCGCTTGCGTGCTGGGCAGGTGCGGCAGTTTGCGTCAGCATCCACGCCAGAAGGGTTCCGATGGATGTATAAGACCTTCCAGTCAGATGATGGACAGAAACGAGCCGATCGACGACTGGTCAAGATGCGGACTCGTGATAATCCACACCTGCCTGATGATTACATTGAAACGCTAGAAGCAAACTACGACCCGCAGCTGCTTAAGGCGTACCTTGAAGGTGAGTTCGTCAACCTCACCAGCGGGCAGGTTTATGACCGCTTCAATCGTGCGGTACACGTCAAGCCGTGCCATCTGGCAGTTGATGAAGATGACGGCATCCTGGACACGATCTACGCTGGCCTTGACTTCAACATTGGCAACACCAACGCCATCTGCTGCATCCGTACAGCAGCCGGCGGCCTACATGCCTTCGCTGAAATCAATGCGCACGATACCGAAGCGATGGGGCAGGAGATGCGGCGACGGTTTGGCGATGCAAAAATCCTGGGATACCCCGATGCCAGTGGTAACAATCGGTCAACTAACAGCGCACGATCAGATATTGCGATTCTTGAATCCTACGGGATCCGCAATCAAGCACCAGCCAAGAACCCCCCGATCCGTGATAGGGTCGTAGCTGTTCAAGCGCTACTGGAGAACGGCAAGGGGCAGCATCGCCTCTTTATCGATCCGTCATGCACCGGATTGATCGAAGACCTAGAACAACAGGCATACGATGACCGTGGCGAACCTGACAAGTCGCACGGTAATGATCACAGGCCTGATGCGCTTGGTTATGTCGTCCACAGATTGTTTGCGGTTGAACGTTCCACATCACGCCAACCCGTACGCGGCATCCGCGTTTATTGACCTTCTATGTCTGCACTCAAGTCATCAATGCCCGTCATCTTCGATGGGCTGCCTCGACTGCCATTATTGACCAAGGCCGAAGAGATTCACCTGGCGACTGTCGTTCAGGCTGGCCTGAAGCCAGGCGCAACACCACGACAACAGGCAGCAGCAAGGCGCGCACGCCATCGGATGATTAATGCCAATATCCGATTGGTGATCACGCAAGTCAAAAAAGCAGTCAGGCGCGATACGCCAGCCCTTGGATTTGATGATCTGTTTCAGGAGGGAATGCTAGGCCTGTCGCGAGCTGTGGATCTGTTTGATCCAAGCCGAGGATATAAGTTTTCTACTTATGCGTACTGGTGGATTAAGCAGTCTCTGTCTCGTGCGTTCCCGTCGTATGGCACGACCATTCGATATTCGACGCACATTCACGACAAGCGACGCGCCATCCTCAAATGGGTGGCAGCCTATCAGAATGAGCATCGGCATAACCCGACTCTGCCTGAGATCGCTAAGCAGTTCGATCTGAGCTTGGACATGCTGGCCAAGACGATGGCCTGCGCAGATCAGACGAAATCGCTTGACGCTTCGACTGGTTATGAAGATGCATCATGCTTGCATGAAGTTATTGCTGCTCCGCCGCCGGATGATGACTTTGATTACGATGAGTTTGACATTGTCGACGTAATGACCTGCATCAACCTGCTGGACGAAAAGTCGCGCTACGTCATAGAGAAGCGGTTTCTGACTAAGGAACCGTCATCATTGCAGGCGCTGGCCGCAGAGCTTAACGTCAGCCGTGAACGTGTGCGGCAGATCAACTGCAGGGCCCTAGGCCAAATCCGGCAACGGCTCGAAATCCTGCGCAGGGCAAGCTAGGCCATGGGATACACCGCCTCATCAGCGTCTCTGGCCGGCAACCAGGCGACCATCCAAGAGCTAAAGGTAGAGGATCCAGGCCTCGCCTGGCGTCGGATGGCGCCACGTTGGGAGCTGCTCGAAGCGCTGATGGGCGGAACGCTAGGAATGCGGCGGCAGTCGACGTTATGGCTGCCGAAGGAGCCAGCAGAGCAGGACGACAGCTACAACCGACGCCTCGGCCAGTCGGTGTGTCCGCCGTACTTCCGGCGCCTGCTGGCCATGCTGGCCGGCATGCTGACCCGCAAGCCGGTGCGGCTCGAAGATGTGCCTGACGCGATCCGTGAGGATCTGTTTGATGTTGACCTGCAGGGCAACAATCTGGACGTCTGGCTCAATGCTGCGGCACGTACAGCATTGCAGTATGGCCACGTCGGGGTGCTGGTCGACTATCCGCGATCAGACGAGGGTGGCGTTGGTGATCGCCCCTACTGGGTGGCCTACAGCCCGCGCGACATTCTGGGATGGCGGACTGAAATGTCATCAGGCCGGCAGGCGTTGACGCAGCTGCGGCTTAAGGAACGCATCTCCGTAGCCTATGGCGAGTTCGGTGAGGAACTGGTCGAGCAAGTGCGAGTCCTGGAGCCTGGCCGGTTCAGGCTGTACCGCAAGCAGATCAGCCGCACCGGCAGTTACGACCTAGTCGAAGAAGGAGCGATGACGCTAGATGAAATCCCGTTCGCGGTGGCCTATGCCGATCGGGTCGGGCTGTTTGAGTCGCAGCCGCCAATGGAAGAGGTCGGTTGGCTGAACCTCCAGAGCTACCAGCGCAATAGCGACCTAGCGAATCAGCTGCACATTGCGGCCGTGCCGCGCCTTGTCGGCTATGGCGTACCGGTCGAAACCGATGAGGTGGAGAATGGCCCGGAAACCATGATGGCCCTGCCGGTTGATGCAAGGATTGATTACGTCGAGCCTGGCGGCACCAGCTATCAGTATCAGTTCCAACATCTGGAGATGATTCGCAGCCAGATCAATGAGCTAGGTGTGGCTGCGATTCTGGGACAGAAAAACGTCGCCGAGTCTGGCATGGCCAAGAGCATTGAGCGCAGCCAGGGTGATGCGGCATTGATGCAACTTGGGATTCAGCTGCAGGATCTTGTCGACAACTGCCTGCGGATGCATGGCGAACTGCGCGGTGTGCCACAGCCTGGCGCTGCAGTGGTCAATCGCGACTTTGTCGAGACCAAGCTGGAACCGGCGCAGGTGCAGCAGATCATTGCGTTGTACACCAATGGAATGGTGACACTGCAGGCGGCGCTTGAGCAGCTGGAGCAGGGCAATGTCCTATCTGAAGACTTCGACGTTGAGGCCGAGGTGGAAGCTGTCGGGGCGATGGAAGACGCCAGGCTGCAGAGCAGGGCCGATCAGCTGCAGGGGGCGCTCAATGAGCTGCCAGGGGCAAGCTAAGGGACAGGCAGGAAACTCATGGCCAAGAAACCGACCAAGGGTGAAGAAAAAGTCGCTAAGGTCATGGGCGAATACAAGCGCGGCACATTGCGCACCGGCAAGCCAGGGCCCGGCAAAGGCGGCAAGGTCACAAGCCGTAAGCAGGCTATTGCTATCGCCATGAGTGAAGCTGGCATGACCAAAAAAGGCAAGGCCAAGAAACCGAAAAAATGACTGGCAACCTTTAAGAGCCGCGATAAATCAATGGCCAGGACTTACAAGCGTGATTCCGCCGGCCGGTTCTCCTCTGGCGGCGGCGGCAAAAGCGATCGATCAAATAAGCCGGCCAAAGGCAAGACAGCGGGCTATGAACAAAGCCTAAAAAATCTGGACCGCATCAACAAGCTTGAGCAAAGCAAAAGCAAAAAATCAGCAGATAGGCCAGCTAACAAAATTGCGCCATCACCTCGAAGGTCGTCTCCATTTGAAAAAGCTGTTGCCGATGTGCTGACATCATCTAAGTTTAGGTCGGACAAAAAGCGAATTGCTGAGCTGTCTCGCCGTGGGTTTCCATCTGACCTTAATAGCATTGCAACAATGCGAGCAAACATTCTGCGCAAGCAGAAAGCAGATACTCATAAGCCTGAAAGCGTAAAAGCCGCACTAATGCGAGCTGCAGGCAAGAAACCCAAAAAGTGATAACCTATAGGGGTAACCCTGCGGGTCATTATGTCTGACAGCAACACTCAACCGGCTGCGCCTGTTGATGATCTTGAGGCGCTCAAAGCCTCAATCGCTAAGCTCGAAGCCAAGAATCGCGAGCTGATCGGAGAGCTGCGAGGCAAAAAAGCCGAACCGCCGGCCGAGGTGATGCAGGAGCTGGAGCAGCTGCGCGAGATGAAGCGGCAGCAGGAGCAGGCTCAGGCCGAGGCCAAGGGCCAATACGACAAGGCCCTCGAGGCCCATGACCAGCAGTTCCGCGACCGTGAGGCACAGCTGACGGCACGGCTGCAGGAGCTTGAGGCCCGCCTGCAGCACACGCAGCTGGACGCCAGGGTCCTATCGGTCCTGGCCGATCGTGTCCACGACCCAGAGGCCGCACTGCAGCTCATGCGGTCCAATCTGCAGCTCAACGACCGCGGTGAGGTGATCGCCAAGGACGGCTACGACGAACTAGCCCTAGATGCGTTCCTCGAGCGGCAGCAGCAGGCCCGGCCATGGCTGTTCAGGCAACCCAAAGCGCAGGGCTCAGGGGCGCCTGCAGCCCGTACCGGCGGCCCGGTCGCACCATCTGGCGGCAAGAATCCATTCAGCCGTGAACACTACAGCCTGACCGAACAGATGCGGATCTACAAAGCTGATCCGGCTTTGTACGATCGACTGAAAGCGGAAGCGGCGAATTGATGGCAACATAAGACAAAGGGCATGCCTGCGGTGTGCCTAATCGCCCTGCGGGCATCTGACCCTTTGCTTTTTCTCTGATGGCCACGATCCGTTCGGACGTGATCATCCCCGAGATTTTCACTCCCTACATCGAAGAGCAGACCACCCTCCGCAGCGATTTTCTGCAGAGCGGTGTCGTTGCCCAGATGCCGGAGCTGAACGTCAATGAGGGGGGTGACACCGTCCAAGTCCCGTCGTTCACCGCTGATCTCACCGGTGATGCCGAGCGTCTGACCGACACTCAATCCCTGACCCCTGGCAAGATCTCTGCCCGTAAGCAGATCGGCGTGGTGCTGCACCGTGGCCGTGCGTGGGAATCCCGCGACTTGGCCCGCCTGGCTGCTGGCGCTGATCCAATGGCTGCCATTGGCAACAAGGTCTCGGCCTACATCGCCAATCAGCAGCAGAAAGACCTGCTGGCCGCTTGCGCTGGGGTGTTTGGCGCCCTCGGGTCGTCCAACTCTGGCGCGGCCTTTGTCGACCTGACGTTTGACGCTGGCGGCTCTGGTGAGACTCCCCTTTCCCCGCGCCATCTGGCCAAGGCTCGCAGCCTGCTGGGGGATCGTGGTGAACTGCTGAGCACCGTTGCGATGCATTCGACCGTCTTTTATGACCTGGTCGAACGTCGTGCGATCGATTACGTGACCGCCGATGAGGCGCGAATCACGGCAGCGGGCTCCAATGCTGCCAACCCGGCAGCGTTCGCCGGTTCGGTCGCTGAGGCCTACACCCAGTCTCTGGGGGTGCCGTTCTATATGGGCATGCGCGTCGTTGTCACCGACGACATTCAGCAGACCGGATCTTCTCCCAACAAGAAGTTTGCGGTTTACTTCTTCACCCCTGGCGCCATTGGCACCGGCGAGCAGCAGGCCCTGCGGACAGAAACCGATCGTGACATCCTCGCCAAGAGTGATGCCATGTCGATCGACTGGCACAACGTCTATCACCCGATGGGCGCACGCTGGAAGACGACTGCACCGGTCAATCCGTTGGCCAGTGATCTCAGCACCGCTGCCAACTGGGAGAAGGTGTTTGAGACCAAGAACATCGGTATCGTTCGCGGTACCGTAACCAGTAACTTCGACTGAGGAACTATCAATGGCACAACCTTCTCAGTTTGAGGTGTCGACACAGTATTACCTGACTGTGTCGCATGCACAGGCCAGCAGTGTGGCGGACCAGCTGTTTTTTGTGGCTCCCGAGCCTCTTGAGGTGGTGGAGATTCATGAGGTGCACGGTACCGCCGGCACTGATGGCAGTGCGGTAACCGCAACGATCCGCAAATGCACCGGCACCACGGCCCTGGCCAGTGGTACCGACCTGCTGAGCACGACCATCAACCTGAAGGGCGCGGCGAATACCGTGCAGAGTCCAGCGTTGACCACAACGACGGCCGACCTTCAGCTGGCTACCGGCGACCGTTTGGCGTTCGATTCAACGGGCACCACAACGGCGCTGGCCAATATGGTGGTCACTGTTCTGCTGCGGCGGATCTGATGGGATTGTTTGCGTTCAGGCGATTGCGTGAGCGTCAACAGGAGGCCTCTGCCACTGCGGCAGGGGCCTTTCCCGTTGTTGAGCCACCAGAGGCCACGCCTGAGCCTGCAGCCGTGCCACAGCGGCGCGTACAGGCCAGGGGGCGACGGCAAGCTAAAGCACAGGAGGATTGATCGATGAGCGTACTGAGTCGCGGCGGTGGTGATACAACGATCCTGAATCGAGGCCAGGGCTATCGGTCGGAGGTGGTGTTCACGCGACCGGCAAACACCACGGCATATACGGCCGGCGACATTATCGGCAGTGCCACGAGTGCGGTTCATGAGTTCACGCAGGTGAGCAGTGCCGGCGGTGATGTTGTGATCTTTGCCGCTGAATTGATGATTGACCTGTCGGCCGTACCGTCGGGGATGTCAAGTTTCAGGCTGCATGTTTACAGCAATACGCCAACCGCTGCCAGCGACAATGCAGCTTTTGACTTAAGTGCTGCGGAACGGTCAGTGTATATGGGCTACATTGACTTTACAACGCCTGAAGACCTAGGGTCGACATTGTTCACGCAGACGCGGTTTGTGTATATGCAAGGGCAACTGCCTAGCAATGCAACGAGCCTATTTGGTGAACTGCAAACGATTGGAGGATATACACCAACCAGCGGTGAAGGCTATCGAATCAGACTGCGCACGATTGAGGTGTAATGAATAGGCTGCTACTGCTGGCGCCACGAATCGCGACGAACCGGCTGTGGGCACGTGCCGGCGAGGTCCCGTCGTTCCACATCGCCCCGGCGCGAACTCAGAACGCCAGGGACCTGATCACCGGCAACCTGCTCGGCACCTACAACAGTGCATCCCCAGCATGGGCCGTGGGGCCTGATGGCGTGCTGGCGCTGCCGGCGGCGAATGCTCCGGTGATTGAGTACGACCCGACGACGCTGTCGTGCCTGGGGGCGAGGATTTGGGGGGTGGTGACGAATGACTCAAAGGCCACAGAAGCTATTGGCGGCACTGGATGGACGAATCAGAATAGTATCGGCGTTTCGCTGAACAGCACAGACGTTATTGATCCTGCCGGTGGAAATAAGGCCAGCAAGCTGACATGGGGGGCGACGAATAGTCAAACGCTAATGCCTTTCACTGCGGCAGCAGACGTGTATAGCGCAGGAGTGTGGTTGCGAACTCTGACAGGAACAGCCAACGTTACTCTCTTTGCGTTCTTGCAAACCAGTCCTTTCACCGTTATTGGAGCGGCAACCGTTGCGGTGACTTCAGCGTGGCAAAGGCTGAGTGTCACGACTAGCACCGCTACAGCAGCAGGTTACAATTTTGGCATTCAGTTGACTGGCGCTGGATCTGTTTATGCGTTTGGGTCCCAGGTGAATCGCGGCACAATCTTGGGACCATACGTTCAGAACAACAGCACAACTCTTGCCGCCAGCAGCACGGCAGATGCGTGGGACATCACCAGCCTTGCAGCGGGCATCAACAATCTCAAGACGCTTTACGTCCGCGGTCAAACTCAAGCATTCGGCACCCGAGGCATCGCCAGCCTGAATGACAACACCGCCAACAACCGCCTGGAGCTGTCAACCAGCGGCACCACAGCGAAGGCCACGGCGGTCACCAGCGCCGCAACTGTGGCCGATCTCAGTGGCGGCATCATCGCCGCCAACACAACGTTCCGCCTGGCGGCGCGGTTCGACACCGACAGCTACGCGCTGAGCCTCAACGGTGGTGCTGTCGTGACCGACACCAGTGGCGCCAGGGTGCTGGTAAATCGGCTGTTCATCGGCCGCGATCAGGCCGGCAACTACCAGAACGGCTACATCGAAGAGATGGCCGGCTGGACAAAACCCTGCGCCGATGGTCAACTCTCTGCACTTGCAGCATCATGAGCGCCTTTTTTACTCTCCGTTTCAACTCTGAGGCTGAGGCCTTGGCCACTGCCGAGGCCATGCGGCTGCTGCTTCATGGTGACGAGCAGTTGCCTGAGACGTTGGTGTGTGACAGTCCGGGTCTATTCGGTCAAGCGCAGCTGATCACTGACGTCACGGTGCCCGGCGCCTACGACGAAAACGGCGCCGAGATCACACCGCCGGTTCCGGTGCCTGGGGTGTTTGTGAACCTAGTCCTGTCTCGTGCTGTCTTGCCCCCTGCGTTGCGCCGTTATCGCGTGCCTTACGGTTCTGGTGGCAGGGTCTTTGCTGGCACCGAACCCGAGCCCGGCGCATGGCCTCCGACCTAGACCGCAGCGTTGAGCGGTTCCTGCGTAATGCCGTCCGGGAACGCACGACCGAGGATCGCATCCTGCGGCAGGTGTTGCGTGATCTGCGCCTCAGCCTGCAATCAGTGCGGCGGTTCCTCGATGCCGCTGATCTGCTGACGCCATCGCCAGGCCGTGAACAGGCCATCCGTACCGCCGTCAGCGCCATTGCAGCATCAATGGCTCGCCAGTGGGGCCAGCCGACCCTGCAGGGGTTCCAAGAGGCGATGGTGCCATGGTTTGAGCAGCAGCTCGAGCTGGCCCGAGACCTAGCCCGCCTATCTGGTGATGCATTGCCGCAGGCCGGCGCTGTGACTGCTGCTAATGCAGGCCTGGCGCGGATCGTCAATGAGTCGATCGTTGGCGGTAAGACGCTGGCCCAGAGCCTGCAGCAGTCAATCCCGGTATTGGTTGCCGATCGTGTTGAGCGGTTGGTGCGGCTCGGCTTGTCTGACGTTGCAGGCGAAACGTATGCAACCTACAAAGATGCGGTCGTGCGAACCACGGAAAATGCAGTCGAGGCCATCATCCGCACCGGCGTTCATGAGGTTGGATCTGCTGCGCAACAGCTGATCTACGAAGTTGAGACCAGTCCAGAGTTCAGGGCTGCCAAGGCGCTGGTATGGACGGCAGTGCTTGATGGCCGCACTTGCCCGATCTGCATAGGCCTCGACGGCAAGCGGTTTCCCGTTGACTACCAGAAGGTCAGCCCGCATTTCAACTGTCGGTGCTACCTGGTGCCGACCGGCTGGCGCGATGAGCCTGGGGCATCACGGCCAAGCGGTGAGGGACTGCAGGGGCCCGAGGTGTCGTTCACGGTCTCTGCGCGGGACTGGGTCAAGAGCAACCGTGAGGCCGCTCGCGATATTTTCGGCAAGCGGCTCGGGGATCGGCTGGCCGATGGCGAGCTGGATTTCAACCAGGCGCTGAAACAATGGCGGCAACCTAGGGGCAGAGGATCTTGAGTTAATGGCCCGCAATCAGAAGCGCGACAGCAGGGGCCGATTTGCGTCTGGTGGTGGCGGGTCATCACCCAAGACGACAACGGCAAAGGGTAGGGCTAGGGCAAAGGAGGCAGCGGCTCGGGCTGAGGTGAAGGCTGGCGGTGGCAGCAAGGCGACTCGTAGTCTGCTGGTTGCTCAGCGTGCCAGGGATTATTACAAGGCCACTGGCACCGGCACCAAGCGATCGGCGACCAAGGCTGCTGCTGCTGCGCCTGCGGCCAAGTCCAAGCCGGCCAAGATGAGCAAGGCGCCGGCCAATGCTGCCAAGGCCAAGTACAAGGCCGCTCGAAGCCAGGTCAGGGAACTGAAGATGTATCGTGGCGGCAAGTCTGATGCTGTTGTCAAGAAGGCAGAAGCGAAGGTCAAGCGGATGGAGAAGACCCGCCGGTCGTCGAAGGCGAGGATCTGATGGCCGTCACCGTTGATGCCAGTGTTGGCGGCGCCAATGCCAACAGTTACCTCACGGTCGCTGATGCCGATGCAATAGCGGACCTACGGCTTGGCACGCTGGCCTGGGAGGCTGCAACGGTCACGACCGACGACAAGGGCCGAGCGCTGATCGCCGCGACCGCATACCTGGATCAGCTGTCGTGGATCGGTGCCAAGGCCTCGACGGCGCAAGCACTGCTGTGGCCACGGTCGGACGTTGAATGTGGTGACAAGGTTTACGCATCAAACGTCATCCCGTCAGAGGTCAAGGCCGGCACCTTCGATCTGGCCAATGCTTTGCTGGCGACTCCGGCCCTGCTGACCCCGTCGCCCTCGGGGTTCAACGAGCTGATTCCAGGGATCCCTAACGCCAACCTCAAGCGGGCAACGGTTGACGTGCTGACCGTTGAGTTTCAGTCCCCCGGCGCTGGCGCTCCAGCGGCCCGTAATGCCCTGACGATGCTGCCCCATCTGATCGACCTGTTTGGCTGCCTGTGCTTATCGTCGGCACGTGGTAGCGTTGGCACGATCCGTACGGTCAGGAGTTGAGCCGTGCAGCTGTCGTTGCCGGGCATTGAATCAAAGCCCGGCCGGCAGCAACGTGGGCCGCTATCACGTGAAGAATCAAAGCGGATCGGTGCTTTGTATGTCGAGCATCGAAAGCTGGTGCATCATTTCACTCGCAAGCTACGGCAGCGATTTCCGATGATGGCGCCGGAAGATGTGGCGTCATGCGTTGATATTGCGTTTATCAAGGCCGCAAGGGTATGGGACCCTGAACGTGGCAGATTGTCGACGATTGTTGGCGTTTATGCCATTGGCGAATGCCGACATTATGTAAGGGACCACAACTGGACGATCAAGGCACCAGCCAAAGTGCGAGAGCTGGGGGTGACAATACGAAGGCTGATGGATAGCGGGATGGGATCTGATGCAGTGGCGCAACAGCTGAACATCGGCCGCGAGGAATTGCGGCTGGCATTACTGGCAACGGCTGGCGTTGGCCATGATCGACTTGATTTTGAGCTGCACATTAGTGATGCGGCGACGCCAATGGAGCTATTGGAGGCAGCCGAAGGGCAAGCTATGGCAGATCATCAGGATTGACGCGTGGGCTATTTCGCCGCCTTCAACTACAGGATGTGGGTCAAGGCGGGGACGACCGCCAGCCTGAATCCGACAAACCGCACGAGCTTTACCGAACTGGTCAACGGTTCAAACTTCAGCCTGCAGGGCAGCACCGACAGCCAGCAGGTCGTTGACTACGGCTCGAGCTTTGGCTTTAAGACCCAACTGGTTACCGGCAACAGCTACAGCATCCCGGTCACGATGAACCTGGACGTTACCAGCGCTGGGTATCAGGCCTGCAAGGCGGCCTACAAAGATGCAACCGCCGGCGCGACGCTGCAGTGGTGGAGGGAAACCCCGGTCACCGACGGCAGCAGCGCGTCTTACCCCGAGGTGCATACCGGCGTGGCGCAGGTGTCGGACTTCTCCGAGGATGTGCAGGCCGGCAACATCGCATCGGTCAGCTTCACTCTGACGGGCTACGGCTCCTATGTGTTCGTGAAACAGGGCCTGTCTGGTGCCGTGACTGCGGTCACAACCAGCGGCGGCAGCGTCGGGTCGGGCCTCAGCAATGCCACCTATACCGGCATTGCGCTCTACGGCGGTTCTGGCGTTGGCGCAACGGCCACGTTCGTTGTGGGCAGCGGTGCTGTCACCAGCGTGACGCTGGTTGCTGGCGGCCGAGGCTATGTCAACGGTGAAATCCTGACGCCGCTGCTGGCCAGTATTGGCGGCACCGGTACAGCGCCGACGGTTGTTGCTACCGTGTGATGGGTTGATGTGTTGGTGGTGCAGCCCCAGGAGTGATGCCCTGGGGTTTTTTCATGCCGTGGCACCAGACAGGCGGCGCCATTGCTGAGCAAAGAACACATCAAGCGGATGCCGATTCAGGGCCGGCAGGATCCAGTTACGGCCTGGGATGTCTTTAGTGATTGCTCCACGGCCATTGACGTAGCCAGAGGAGCCATTTAGCACGAGAGGCGCATAGGGGGCCTGTGGGCCGCCCCAGCGGTAGCCAAGGCTCAATCCTGCAGCGCCTAGCGTGATGCGCTGCTGCGAGGCTCTGAGGCGCCCCAGGTCGACGATATCCCGAGGGCTGCCGACCACCTGCCCATTGCGCCGAACCGTTGTGCGTGGCCACGGGAACTGAGCAGTGCTGATCTCGGTCTTGAAAGCCGGGAAGATCACGGCATCGTATTGCCGAAGGATGATCGGCACCCTGGCGGAGATGAACTGCAGCGAGAATCCTGTCAGCTTGGCAGTTGCCCTGATCTGGGTCATTGTGTTTGGCTGGTCTGCCGATAGCGAACAATGCGGACACGATCACCGATGACCTGCTGCAGGGTTGAGCCGATCAATCCGGTGGTGCCATATGGTTCACGACTTTTGACCAGCTCGCATGGCATCGGATCATCAGCCGAGAATGCAAGCAAACCGCGAACACCGGCGACGATCCTGACGTCTAGCGCCTGCGGATCAATGGCATAACCGTCGAAGACATCAACGGCACTGCCAACGCCTGGGACGTCGGTTTCCGAGATGCTGCCTTGTCGTAGATAGAGACTGACCGAGACACGTTCGGTGCGGGGCAGGACGTTACCTGTGCGCTGATCAACGATGGTGCCAACGGTCGGCACATCGAAGGTAGCGATAGCGTTCTGCAGTGCCAGGAGAGCTGAAGCCATGGGATAGGTTTCCGGCAAGCTAGGGCATGGCGGAATCACTCGGCACTGTTGAGCTTGGCATTAAGGTCGAGCAAGATCAGGCGACACGAGACCTGAGGCGATTTGCGACGACGGCAGAGCGTGCCGGCAGTGAAGCGGCAGCAGCATTCAAGGGCTTTGATCAACGGCTAGGGCTGGCATCAGCAGCCGTCAATTCGCTAGGAGCAGCGTTAGGCACGCTGGCGGTTGGTGAGTTTCTGCGGCAATCGGTGCAGGCTGCGATTGAGCTTGAAACCATTACACGAAAGCTGACAAATACGCTAGGAGAACAAGGTGCAGCCGGAGCGCTGAACTTTACGCGCGGCCTGGCTGATGATCTTGGCCTGTCATTCAAGACGTTAGCGCAAACATTCAGCAGCTTTACGGCAGCTGCAACGGCAGCGAATGTACCGATCGAGACTCAGCGCGATCTGTTCGCTGCGGTGAGCAAGGCAGCGCAGCAGCTGGGGCTCAGTGACGATGAATTGTCCGGTAGCCTGCTGGCGCTGCAGCAGGTCGCGAGCAAGGGCACTGTGCAGATGGAAGAACTGCGGGGGCAGCTTGGAGAGCGCCTGCCGATTGCGTTTGCTGCAGCCGCCAGGGGCCTAGGGCTGACACAACAGGAGCTGATCAAACTGGTTGAATCAGGGAAGCTGACCGCCGATCAATTCTTCCCGGCGTTGACCAAGGGGTTAAACGAGCTGACGGCAAGCGCAGATGGGATGCCAACGGCAGCGCAAAACATTGCAAAGTTCCAGAATGCACTAGACGACCTTAAAACAACAATCGGTCAAGACATCCTGCCGTTAATCGAGCCCTTCATTAAAGGGCTTGCCGAAGTTGCGCAAGGAATCAAGATTGTCTCGGATGCCTCAAAGCTAGGATTTAACAGTGGCCTTGCTACGTATCTTGGCTTTATTCCAGATCAAGGTGCTCAAGCTGTCGGCGCATTACGAGCATTACAGGAACAATTTAACCTAACCGACAAACAAGCCCGAGCATTATTCACAGATGCAGCAAAAGAGTCCGGTGGAACCGTAACGGCCTTTGGTCAGCTGCAATTATCGGCAGAGCAGTTTGAGGCAGTGCTGAAGCGATTGCCGGCACTGGCAAAAGAGTTCCGTGATAAGTACCCAGATCGGCAAACACAACTGCAGGCCGAGAATGCAGCGGCAGCAGCATTGCTGGCGCAACAGGCCAAGAGCGTCAACAGCATTGACAACCTAAACGCAAAGCTCAAAGCTCAACGCGATGAACTGAACAAGGTCGAAATTGGCAGCCAGCGGTTTCAACAGCTGACGCAAGACATCAAGAGCACCGAAGGGCAACTGAAGACCGCGACTGAGGCAGTCAAAGGAACGGTCAGCGCTTTTGGCCAGCTGCAACGGGTCAGCACGCAAGGTCTTGACTTCCGGCAGCAGGACATCGGCCTAGCTCAGTCGCGTCTCGACATCATCCGGCAGGTTGCGCAGGCTGAACAGGATGTGGCCAACGCGCGGCTCAGCCTTGAGGGGGCCTTGCTGAATGCGCAGGAGCAGCGGGCGCTGAAAGGTGTGCAAGGCGAAGAAGCGCGGCAGCAGATTATTGAGGCCTTTCAGCGACGCAGGGAAGAGATTGAGGCGCGGCAGTTCGCTATCCGTGAGCAATCAACCAAGCTTGAATTAGAGCAGAAAACTCAGTCACTACGGCTAGAAGCGCAGATCACTGAATTAGCGGCACAGCGCGGCGTCATTCAAGCCAGGATCGCATTAGCACAGGCAACCAGAACGGGCGACACGAACCAGATTGCAGCGGCGCAAGAAGGTTTGCAGCTGGCTGAGCGTGAACTGCAGATTGCAAAGCAAATTAACAACGAAAAGCTAACCGGGCAGCAGCGCATTAACCAGTTGAGATTGCAACAGCTTGAGCTAGAAAAAAATGCAGCTATGGCCGACAACCTGCCGCCATTGCCTAAGCCATTGGACGCCAGGAACGGAATCATTGAGTTTAAGATTGATCCGACTCCAGTTGATCGCAATAGCCAAGCCGTTGGCGATGCTGCCCAGCAGATCGGCAGCAGTAATCAGGAATTGTTGCAGCAGGTCAACCGAAATACACAAGCGATCGAGACGCTGGCAAACAAAGACTGGACGGTGCAGGTTCAGGTCGAAAACCAAGCCGGCGGAGACACCACGATCAATTCCTTTAGCCAACTGCAATGACCGTCACGATCGGCGCCTTCTCGTGTTCTGTCCTGTCTGCTCAGCCGTTCGGTTATGACGGTGATGCCAGGGACGGCCTGACGGCTCGCAAATGGGCCATCCAGGGCCTGCTGACGGCGGCGCAATGGACAGCGCTGATCGGCGAGTACGACACCTGGCGTAACAGCAGAATCCAGGATCAGGACACCTTGGCCAGCGGTACCGTTGGCACCACCGTCAGCCTGACCGCGCAGGGCTTTGGCCAGTCGTGGTCAAACGTGGCTTGCTGGTTTGCGGCAGCTCCCAGCGGCTCGCAGGTCGGCGCCTATGTCGAGGCGTCAGTGGAGCTGGTCGATGCGACGCAAGCGCTGGCCGTCCTGCTGAGGGGCCTCGAGAAAGGCCGCCAAAACACAGAGGCCACGGTCCCGGCCTATGGCACCCTGACCCTTGGCAGTTGCACGCTGACCCTGATCGAAGAGCCGGTCGGCTATCAGGAAGCGCCGGCGCTGCAGCTGACCGCTGGGGGGCGCCATTACGTGCAGGGGCCTCTGGCTGCGACCAAGGTGCGGAAGGTGCGTGGCACGACCGATAGTGCCGGCTGGACGGCCTTGCAGGCCTGGTATGAGGCGATCGTGCAGACGACTCCAGCAGCCGGCACCTATTGGCCTGTGAGCGCCCCTGAGGCCAGCGGTGAGGTGATCATCTCTGGCGGGGCCAAGGCCACGCGCTATACGGTCACCCTGACGCAGGCATTGGTCCGATGACGATCGACATTCGCGCAAGGGTCTACTGCAGCCTCGGCGAGATCGTGCAGGGGAGCCTGAGCGATACCTATGTGCAGGGCAATGGGCTGGTGTTTTGCCGTGGCAGCGTAACGCTGGCCGGGATCTACCAGCCGACGCTAGGGCAGGTGGTGGATTTTGCGTATGAAAAGAATGGCTACCTGTCAAGGCTGCCGCGACGGCTGCGGGTGTTGTCGAGCTTTGCTGATCCTTTCGCTAGGCAGACCACGATTCAACTGGGTTGCAAGTTGACCATGCTGGAAGATCAGAAGCCAAATGCGGCCCGCATTGAAAGGCTCTATGACCAAGCTATTGCAGCAAGCAGCAAGTCAATTCAATACTCAGGAACTGTCAATGTTCAGCCAAAAGATCAGTGGTATATCCCTGACCACTTACAAGCAAGTATTCTTTTGGCTGATCTTCTTGCAAAGATTGACATTGTACCTGCAGCTGCAATTCCGCTGCAAAATCGTTTTGTCGTCGATGGCCTTGACCTTTCGGGCGGCTACATCAAGGTCATCAATGACCTGCTAATAAGTGAGAACTACATTGGCTACTTAAACGAATCTGAACAGCTTGAAATCCGATCAACAACAGCTGAAAACGGTGCTGGCCCAGTGCTGAGGCGTGATGACATCATTGCCCTTGATGCTGTCAATAGCGGTGAGCTGCCTGCCGAAAATGTCAAAGTTGAATATCAGTATTTCTCAATTCGGCGTGAAAAGGTTGACCCGCCAGAGCCACCGCCGGATCCGCCGGATCCGCTACTGCCACCACAGCCACCAACTCGCAAGCCTTCGGCATGGTCTTATGAGGAATCAATCGGCAGCCCAACAGATACGGTTACATATTACAAATATAAAATCAACAATGAAACAATTAAGGCAAAACTAACAACAACTCATATTCCGTACACACGAACATGGACTGACTTTAACGCTGACGGTTCGACAAGGCGCAGATTCCAGGCAACACGATCAATCGCTCACGCTGCGAATACTCGATATTTTGGCGAGGCGCGAAACAATGGAGTGTCTCCAGAAGTTTCGCCAATCGCAGAGATTTGGACATATGTCACCGAAACATTTGCGTATGATCCAGAAACCGGCGATCAAACGGAAGTAACGCGCAAGACTGTCGAGTCTGCATTTGCGGCATCTGGACGCTTATCGCTGCCGTATTACGTGAACGATTATCTTATTACGCCTGGATACGATCCGGGATCATATGCTGACCCATTGGTTAGAGTTGTGACTGATCTGACAATTAGCAAGACCAGCCGAGTTCGATTTAAGCAGCCTGTTACTATTAAGCCCGGCAATCGAGACAAGGGCATCCCCCCGATTGAGGTGCTTCAGACTGTTTATACAGGGGTCACAAAATACACGCGCACTTCATACAAGAACTATGGCGCAACGCAGGAGGGGCAGCAGGCCGCCGCGTGGAACGCCGATAATGTTGATACCGTAGCCGAGGTCTTGGATGCGTTTAATGTTGCGCTGTATAACTTGGTCTATGACGATTCAGAAACGCGAATCGTCAACGATCCAAACGCATACAGTGAGCAGCTGCCGCCTGGTGCGCAAGAGCTACTGAATCGGCCAATTAAGGATGATCCTGACAATCCTAACGAGAAAGGCCGACCATTAGGGCAAAATGTCAACCCAGCAAATACGCCGCAAGGAGATTTTGAGACGTTATCAATCTGGTTGATGACTAGCGGCGCTCCTTCGGCACGTGAGCAGGTGTTTCGGATGCCGTATACGCCGGATGACTTTTTGTTGGCATCAGAGACGATACCGGGTCGGTATGTGGTGTCGGCTGGCAATGCGCCAGAAAAGATTAGAACGTTTGGCCGCGTACAGAATCGGATGCTGCTGGGTCATCGAAATGGCCTCAGCCTGCAGGTGGCGCCGGAGCTGATGCCACCGCGACCGTTTGATCCGATTTACATCGACCTGGACGGTCTCGCGGGGCAGTATCGGGTCAATGGGCTGAGCTGGGCGTTTGATGCCAACGGTCTAGCCTGCAGCATCGATGCCATGTTCTGGGGAGGCGTCGGCACAACATGACGGCAGTCCTGCTGCAGACGACGACAGCACTGCAGGTGTCAGCAACGACGCCGGCTGCCATCTGGTTTCCGACGGCGCCAGGTGTCACGAGCCTGCCTGCAGCGCCTGCGGTAACGGTCAATCCATCGCCATACCCACCCAATAGCGTGGCGGTGCCTGCAGGGTTCGACAGGGGCAACCTCCAGGCCCTATTCGGCAGCATCCTGCCCTATGGCACGGCGGCGGTATGGCCTCGGGAGATGAATGCCACGACGGTCTTGCCGCCATATAACGAGATCGTCCCAACGGTTGGCGAAACACGCACGGCATGCGATGTCCTGGACTTCCCGTATACGTTCACGCTGCCAGGGGCAACCGCAACACTGCAGACCACAACGGCGCTGCAGGTGGTCAGCCTGTGGCTGGTTGGCAGTGAGACGCTGACGCTAGGCACGACGACGGCCTGTGATGTGTCGAGCCTGTTTCAGGTTGGCATCCATCAGGTGCCAGCCGTTATCACGACGCAACTGCACGTGACGACCTATGCCGTCGGGCTGCTGTTCTTTGATACATCGTGTGCCGTTGTAGTGGCGCCGCAGGTGTCGCTTGAAGTGGCGACGACATCTAGCGTGGTGCGGGCGCCAGATATTGTGCTGACAACAGGGCCACAACTGATGGTTATCGAGCGGACCTACTTCAGTGATTGGAGCTGGCAGAATTACGAATGGGACGCTGATACGTGGCCGGAGGGATGGGCAAACTAGAGAGCCGATGGTGACGGATGACAGCACCGAATCTACGAACACCAGCGACGGTAACAGGCAAGACCGCTGTGGCATTGGTTAGCACCAGCAATGCAGCGGTGCTGACAAATGCAGCGGCCAGTGGCAAGGCGCTGAAGATCACGACGGTACGAGCGGCAAACATTACCGCGAGTGCTGCGACGATCAGCGTCAGCCATTATCGAAGCACGACGCATCGGTATTTGGTGAAAGGCAGCAGCGTGGATGCTGGAGAGGCGTTGATAGTGA